CCTCATCTATAATCTCTGCGTCTGTCTTACCTGATACTTCCTTAACCCATTTTATCGGCTTACCTGACCATCCGCAATTATGACAAAAAATATTATCGTTTTTAGGTATATAATAACATCTACGCTTTTTACCTAAAGATCCACCCTCTCTACATATACAGCACCCACCTTGATAGGTATTATTGAATTTATTAAATCTAGGCTGATATATATACTGAAAGAATTTACTCACAGTATATTCTTCCGGAATACTTATCATGCAAACAAAGATTGTAGCTTACCCCTAAGAAAAAACAACGAATACCATGATTCCTTTTTCTTTAATATAGAATTAAAGTCTCGACGCTTACATTCCTCTTGAAAAGATAACCAATTAGATTCTACAGGAGTATCAAGTTGATCCTGATAGTATTTACACTCTTCAGCCATAGTCATAACTTTACCTAAGTTAAACAAACTAAAGTTTCTATCATAGATAGCCATTTGTTCTTCGTTTATAGAGATCTCACCATCAATCCATTTTTTAATTTTTGCTTTACCAAATTTTTCAATACCTGGAACGTTATCTGACTTATCACCCATACAGCACTTAGCAGTCATCCAATCACCTACATTAGACCACCCAGTTTCTACCTCAAAATTTTCTACAGTATATTCCTTCTTACGTATAGGATCGTAGAGAGTAATATCGTGCTGCACGAGTTGTAGAAAATCCTTATCAACAGATATAATTACCTTCTGACCTGTAGACTTAGTACAAATATAGGAGATAATGTCGTCTGCTTCAAGCTCTCTAGGAAAAATAGATGGTATGCCAAGGTGACGGAGTATTAGCTTAATAGCTTCATTATTTTGATGTGGAGCTGAGTCTCCAGATCTATTACCCTTATAGTTTGCAAACTCAGCTTTTCTTTCGTTTATTTGATACTCGGGCTTCTCGTCCCAAGCGAAGATAGTTTTATCTGGATTAAATTTTGTAACGTATGAAAAAACTGCGTTAAGAGTAAAATAAATATGAAAATTATTTATTTGTTCTTGTGTATCGGTGCTAGTTCGTTGAGATTGGGTTTTGGCTGTCCAATACGTTCGATGCACAAGATTGTTCCCGTCTATTATTAGTTTTTTCATTTTTTACATATTGCGCGGTTGATGTCTTGAGAACATACACAGGAACTCTCTCTACATATCTAAGTATATTATTGTTCCTTCCATGATCAAATATAATTTTAGGTATAATCCTATTAACCATATTTGGTACAGACAGAAAGCAATGATCTACTGCTTCACTCTTAATATATATTAGCATTTCACCAGCATATGTGCCAGTATGAACTGCATAAATGTCTCCTGGTGTTATTTTTTTACTGGCCATTTTCGTACATTAAATACGATATATATTTTATTGCAAGCGAGGAAAGAGCATCTTTCTCCATTGGTGTTTTAGCGTGTTTTAAAATAACAGGTTTACCGTTAAGATCATATCCAATAACTATAAAATTTGCTAAAAATTCCTTGAGGGTAGATGCTATAGCATTCTCAAGCTGTATTTTTTTATTATATTTTTTCTTACCTTCGTAATTATTCTTTAAGGCATCTTTAATGAGTTCTTTTATATCCTCTTCTGAGAACATATTATCATCAGAGCTCATAATTATATTTAGTACCACCGTCGATTTGCGAAATACCTCTCTCAATAAGTGTTGTAACTACTACCTCTATTGAGGTAGTCTTAAGAGAGAAGTTTTTAGGAAACAATCTACCACCATCATTGAATTCAAACATTTTCTCACTTTTAAAATCTCTATTTTCATAACAAGTAACAAAAACCGAGGAGTTGCCAGGATCAATCATTACTGTCCATTTACGTGGATCGGATTGAGCGTAATTATTACAGATCTTCCATACATTAAATCCACTATCCTTAAGACGTTTTACAAAATATGAAAGTGTAGTAATTTTATTTTTGTTAATATTCATTGTGTAAGAGAGGTTATAATATATTTTAATTTAATAGTATTATTTAAGATATCAATAACAGTTACACCATATTCTGTATTAATACCGAAATTTATATCGTCACTTATAAACGATAATAATTTAATGTTATCAAAGTTTAAAGGTAAGGGAGATAACTCAAAATCTACTTCACCTAGATCAATAGCAAATACATCAGTATTATGTCTTGCTCTATCTGTCAGTTCACCCTTCAATCTACCATCTTCTGTATACAAATACAGTTTATTAGTCTCTGAAGCAAAGGTACTACCTTTAATAATTGAGTTAATTGTATCTTTTTTAAGAGTAAATTTAACGTTATAGTTAAAGTTTTTAATCTTGTCAATATTAATTGATGGCTTAGTTAGGAACCCATCTTCATAAAGATGATATTTAAACTTTAAGGATTTGCCTTTATATTCAATATTATTTGAATTAATTAGTAAGCTGACATCTTTAGTATCAATCGAATCAACTACTCTGGTTAGTTTCTTAATATCAGGAATATTAATACTACCATTATAGTTTACTTCAATATTAGAAAGTTCACTATATAGTATAAGAGTATTATCTGCTGAAGATACTAACGAGGATATTAAACCAAGATCTTGATTTGCGTTTAATATAGTCGACTCGTTTATTTTCGAGATCGCCTCTAGGTACTTGATGCAGTCAATCCGATTTTGAAGCTTTAGTTCTCTTTGGTTTACCATTTTGTTTTTCTAGTATATCTCCTATTCGAGCTAAATTCAAGTTAATTTCTTTTAATACCTCAATTACATTATCATTAGTTGAAATGCTAACTGGGTGAGGTCTTACTTCTTCATAGGTAGGAGCTACGACTGACGAGCTATGCAAGTCTTGCGGTTCTTGCATAGCGTGTGTAGGCTGTACTACCTCAATCGGAGGTTGCTCTATATATTGTTGCTGGTGTTGAAATTGTTGATCGGCTTGAACTGGAATACGTAAAGCCTGCTCGAGTTGATGTTGAATAGTAGGGCTTACAGGCTTAACAAACTGTGAGTTGCCTACGATCATTTGATCAGTTTGCTTAGCTTGCGCATGTACAGTTCCGAAGAACTGTACTAACGCGCGTTGTTCATCAGGAGTTATATTCATAGGTCCTTAAGAAGTTCGTCAATGTCATCATCAATGGAGTTTTCTACCTGTACGGATTTCGTAAAAGTGGGAATAGGAGCTTCATCTACAGAATGGTGCTTTGTCTCAGCTTCAGTTTGAGTATCTTTTACGTAGAAGTGCTCATCAAGCATCTGCTTAAGATCATCATACGACTTAAGAGTATAAACCTTAGTAAGATCAAACACACTATCGTAAATTTTCTTTTGCTCTTCTTCTGTTAGGTTAAGCTTGCCAGCAGACGTGAATCTCGAAGAGACATAAGTAGGATACTCACCTTGATTCTCGCATTTAATTTTAAAGCTTACACCGTTAGGTCCAAGGTCAAAAATACGCGGACCAAACTCTTCTGCATCTTCACCCTCGATAGCCTCCATAATAATTTTATGAACCTGTTTACCATAGCGAAGCATTTTAACTTTACCGTTGTTATCAGGGTTAGTAGGATCATCGATCACGTAAACATTAACGAGATATTTTTCTAACCTCTTAATTGCCTTAACCTTCTCTTTCTCATCTTCTGACCCAGTACGAAGAATTTTAAATCTTTCTTCTGCAATAGGATCTCTTTCACCGAAGGTCATAGGAGAGAGAGATTGAACATATTGACCGGTAGCGAACGAAACCCATCCATGATTGAAATAATGGAAAAAAGTATTTTTAGGATCCTTCGCAAACGGCAGCAATCTAACTGTATATGTATTACCGGGTGTTGTTTTTAAGATTTCGGTATATGTTGCCGTACTACTCTCGGTATCATTTTTGGCTAGTGCGTCCTTAATTGATTGAAACATTGATGTATTGAATGCGCTCATAATTTTATTGTTTTGTTATATGTTATAATTATATGGTTGTTATTTTATTTTTCAAGAGCTGTTTTTCAATTATAGATAAAGCTTCTCTAATGACTATCTTTAATCTAACAGATCTTTGAAAGTTTACTCTTGTCTCATTTAACAGGTTTTGAAAATTAGAGACAAAGAAATCTAGTAAATCAGGCTCAATTTGCTTTATAGTTTTATCGCATTGCAGCCCGTGTAAAATGTAAAAATTAATTTTATGCTCTCTCAAATGTTGAATAATAATTGGCGTTGTACCATTTTGTAAACTCTTATAGTCTTGTAGGGTTATATTATTTTCCTTGCAAAATTTATATATAAAAGAGCAACACTCTTTACAACTAGAGATGATATCGTCACTATCAGGATCTTGAGTTTGTTTTTTCTTTTGATAGAGTGAAAAGCACTTTATGGCTCTAGTAGTAAGAAAGTACTGTAAGTCAAAATAATTATCTACACCGTAATAATTGTAAGGAGCAGTAAAAAAGTCAATCTGCTTTATATTGGCGTTTTTAGTAAAAAATAAATTTAACTTTTTTAGTATAATATAGGTTTGACTGTCTAAGGAATTAAAATCCTGACGTAACTTAAATGGTTTATTTTTTACGGATCTACTAGCGATTAAATAATTATTATAAATATTTTTTTCACTCTCCGTTAAAGACATTTTCGTTTATTGCTATTAATATATTTTGTTATGTATTTACTTTTTGTTATAGTAGGATCATACTCCAGAAAGATTTTAACTATTTCATAGCTAGAATCAACTCCTAAAAGATCTTTTAATATTTCTCTTAACTTATCGTCCTGTAAGACTAGAATAAAAACGTTTTGAAAAGATAGTTTTTTACCTTTGAGCAAAGTACATAATGAGCAAAAAGATAATAGTATATGCTCACTCTCTCTATCTATTATATCTTGCGACGGATTTATTGTTGTGGTTTTTAGGTACATTCTATAAATTTTTTAGTTAAATTAATAAAGTTATCAGTAAGCTTACCGGCAGCTAGATCGGTAGTAGATTCATCGCATTCTCCATCGCTCAAAATTTGAGCTAGCTTACAGAGATCTATGTCGCATGTTTTAGAGTTCTTCTTAAACAAAATTCGTTTTTCTGTTAATATTACTATAATAGCAATATCTGCACCATAAGTGTTAATCATTCGTGAATGAAGTTCTTCATAGAAGTCCTCTGCAAAGCAGCTCACTACCTTAAACTCTTTGATTGACCCAACAAAAATTTTCGTATGATCTATTGTATCTTTATATCTAGAAATATATAGCTTAATATCATTAAGCTCTTGTACATTAAAATCTCTTTCACCCTTACGGTAGGCGCTTATTTTAGATTTTAGATTATCATTTTTATAATAATTAAAAATTTTCACTCTATCTATTTATAGATAGAAGGAACTTTATCAACCTGATAGTAGCTGCAACGTATTAAATGTAGAATCCTCACTACTAATAACATCGCTCTCGGCTTGTGTAATAGTTAGAGTAGAGTAATCAATCCTCATAGGCTGTGTATGACCTCTAGGACCGTATCTATTCTTCATCATACCTAATCTAATAATTCCTAGATCTCTATCTTCTTCGTTTTGAAATATAGATACAATTACATCAGCTGTAGCTGCTAAGCCTACAGACTCAGAGATAGTTGCAAGATCGGGATTATCGGTATTAAAACCTGACCTATTTAACTGTGTTGCAGATATAATAGGACAGTTGAATATATATGACATAGCTCTAACCTGCTCTGTAACATTTTTAATTCTTTCGTATGAATTGGTTCCAACCGAAGAATGAAGCAAATTCAGATAGTCTAAAACAATAGCATGAATAGGTACTCCGGTATCAGTAAGTTTTTTAACGAAAGCTTTTAACTGGTTAGGGGTAATTGTAGAAGGTGGAAACTCTTTAATAAAGATTCTACCTTTATCTGCTTCTTTTTGTTCCTTAATGGCTTGTCTAAGAGCATGTGTATTGGATGAAAGATCTTTAAGAGGGATTTTACTTACATTAGTACAAATACGTCGAGCATAGAGTAATTCAGACATCTCCAATGTAACTAACAATACATTTTTTCCTTGATTAGCGATATTAGCGGCAATGTTGCCTAGAAAAATAGACTTACCAATATTAGTCTCACCAGCAAAGACATACAATGACCTACCGTTTTCCATAAACCCACCGTTAAGAGCATCATCTAGCCACTCCCAAGTACTAGGTATAGATTTTTGTACATTACAAAGGTCATCAATAAGAACTTCAATGTTATTATACAGATCAAAGCCTGTATCTGTAACAAGATTAATATTACATGACTTTTCAATCTTATCTAAGATTTGTGACGTATCAATATTACCTTTAGATATATCACCAGCTACATCGAGCATGGTATTATAAACAGCTTTCTCTTTTAAGAACTGCTCTGTATTGTCATAC